AGTGTCTCCAAAGGTTGTTGGCTGCATGGTTCGAGAGCCAGAAATGCTTCGAAGAGAAGCGCTCCAGCCAGCAGAATCCAAGATTCGACCAAGGCGAGTGGATGTGGTATCTCCAGAGTAAGAGCTGGAAATTGTTGCAATTGGTTGTCTTGCAATCCATGCCAAGGCATCTGTGAATTGAAATGTTGCTACTGGATCCAAAGATTCATCGACATAGAGTTGCTCGAGATAACCTCGAAAAATGATATAAGTTGTTCCAGACCAAGTGGCTGAAACTCGAACCCCAAGACCTGAAGCCAAAATTGAGTACCCACTCCAATAATATGATGAAGCGGTATTGTCTGGATCATAAGTTGAGGTTCTATTTTCCAGAACAAGAGTCAATGCTCCTGGATTCACAACCTGATCTTCACGAGTACGACCTCTGCGAATTGAAATGCTGCGAATGTCTGTTGTTGGAATTGAAGACCATACAGTTGCACCAGTTCCCATGACATCTGTTCCACCTAGAGCTGAGATGCCAAGAACGAAAGCGCCAAGTTTGGAAGTGTCGAATTCGACTGTGATTGTCGGAGCATTGGATCCGTCATAAAGCGCCATTCATCACACTCCAAGAATTGAAGGATTGAGTCCTCTTCGGCGCATCAAGATGGCAATCTGATCTCGAACTGAGACTGCTAAATCCTGCTCTTGAACGACTGAACCTTGAACATTGACAACAACATTGATGCCACCCATTCCGCCTTTTGAAAGAGGAATGACAGCTTCAGCCCCTGCCTCACCAATCATGGCAAGGGTTGGTTTGGTGACGATGCCACCTTCGGCAAGCATTGGAATTTCAGGGATATTGAATCCAATGTGACCCATGCCAAATGGAAGATCGACACTGATTGAATCAATTGTTTTGATTGCTTTATTGACCAAAGAAATCAATCCATTGATTTCATTCTTTATCAAGCCAATCATTCCCCTGATTCCATTGCCTATGGTATTGACAATTCCTTCAATAAAATTCCAAGCACCAGAAGTAACATCTTTGATGCCATCCCAAATTTGTTTCCAATTATCTGCAAGAAATCTGATTGCAAGAAATATTGGACCCAATGGACCCAAAATTGCAGCAACCAAAAGAGCGTGTTTATTGATCCAATCCCAAGCATCTTTGATTACATTCTGAATTCCTTCAAAGACTTGTTTCCAGTGAGTAGCAAGATAAAGAACTGCTGCTGCAACTAATCCAAGAGCAATAGTCATTCCTCCAGTAGCAACACCAATTTCAGCTCCAGCAACTGTGGCTTCTTCTCCAGCAACTGTGGCAGCTTCGCCAAGTCCAACCCATGATCCAATCATCTTGGCAAAAGCAATGACTGATTCAATAGCAGCTTTTGCAAGAGTTGAAAGATAAGCACCAATGGCAGCAACAAGAACACCGCCAATAGTGAATGCAATTGCTTCAGCAATAGCTTTATGCTTTGTGAACCAATCAACAACATCTTTGATAACAGTTACCAATTTTTCAAGTATGGGAATCAAAGCCATGCCAATGTTTTTTGCAACATCTTCAGATTGGGCTTTGAGTGCTGCCATTTTTCCAGTAAATGTCTCAGCAGATGCAGCAGCTTGTCCACCAATGGCTTTTGAAAGCCCATCCATAATATCTTTTCCAGCCGAAGAAACTGTATTGACTTTTTCTTGCGCTGCAATAAGTTTTTGATGAGCTGCTTCTAAAGCTGCGGATGAAGTCGCTCCAACAACATGAGTTTCGGAAAGTTTTGCCTGAGCTTCATTGACCTTTTCAGCAGCATTTTTCAATGCAATTTGTTGAGCAACTGTATGGGTCGCATGACTGTTGAACACAGCCAAAACATCATTGTAATGTTCTTGAGCTTTGGTTACTGCTTCTGTCGATCCTTTTGAAACCTCGTGACCAGCACTAGATTTTCCAAGAAGTTCATTGTAATGCTCTTGTGCTGCTGCTAAAGCCTTTTGAGCAGTTTCTAGTTTGACCGCTCCACCAGCAGCAACAGGAAGGTCAATACCTAACTGCTTGAGAGGTCGAAGATTTCCTTCTTGAGCCTTGGCAACAGCAATGGATGCTTCAGCAAGATCGATGTGCTTATATTTTGCTAAATCAGCAGCTAAGGAAAGGGAATCTAATGCTTTTTTTGGATCACCAAGAGATGTTGTTAGATTTGCAAGTGCCTCTTGAGTTTGAGCATTTGTGAAACCATACTGCTCCATTGATTTTTGAGCAGCACCAATTTGATCCTTGTATTTTTCAAAACTTGTTCCAGCATTCTTGAGCGCTTGTTCTAATTTGGCATGGGATTGTTCAAATTTGTCTGCCATTTCGACAGATAATGCACCAACTCCAACTGCTGCTGCTCCTAGCCCAAAGAGTGCTGCTTTTCCAAAACCAGCAAGTTTATCAAATGAACTCATTCCCTGAGCTTCAACCGAAGCCATTTCTCCGCGAGCTTCACCCATTGCAGCGGTAAATTCTGAAATGTTAGCTTTGAGTTCAACGAATACTGGAGGCAACATTGACATTAGAGAATTCCTCCCATTCTGCTGACGGCTGCTTCCCAGCCCTTTTCATAATTTGCAAGCATTGTTGGTTCTACTGCTTCAACTGCTGGGCGAAAATAAGGAAATTTTGCTTCAAGTGGTCGTTTTTTTACATTGTTGGGAGCAGCACCAATTCCAACTCCACCAACCCAAGTGTTACCAACAATTCTTGGTTTTGCTGAACCGACTCCTTTGTAAAGAACGCCAGTCATTTTTCCTGGTGCGCCAGTTCTCGGAGAATTATGTTGACCAGTTGTGCCTGGAACTTGGAAATTTCCTCTTGCGCCTGTGATTTTATTTGCTCCTCTTTGAGTCCAACGGGGAGCGCCACGAAGATTCTTGCGAACAGCGGTTTTCAATTTATTTTGATTTACTCGAAGAGCAGCCAGAGTTGCCTTATCTACTCTTCCTTCAATTTCTTCGGTAACGGCTTTGAATTCTTGAACGCCATGCCAAATTGCTGTGATTGCTGTTGCCATCAAGCATCTCCGTTCCGAATCTTGTTTTCCGTAACAATGAAAACTTCATCAATTGCAAGAAGCCAGTCTAGCGTTGCTGCCGACTCTTCTTCGAGTTGAGATGGAGTACAGCCAAGCATTTTGCAAAGTCGATAGATTTTTAGTTGATCGGGTAATGGTTCACGAACAGTACCTCCCTCAAGCGCTCGACCTATGCGTCTGAGGGCTGCGTGGGGGAAGCTGAGTCATTACTCAAGCCAAAATTTGGAACCATAGAAGTGACATTTTCTGCTGCAATTTTTTGCAATTTTGCATAGTCCTCTTGAATAAGTTCACCTAATGAATCAACATCAATTGGCAATTCAAATGACCAAGATTCAACACGAGCAACAATCAACAAGTCATTCAATTCATAGAATTGATCAACAATTGTTGGATCCATTCCTTCTGCAACATCAGCAGCATTTTGATTCAAAGCCGCTTTTGCTTGTCCTCGACCAATTGCCATAAGTGCTTTTTCAATTGGTCTGCGCAATTTCACCGAAACAGCGGTTGGCTCCCTGAGAATCGCCCAACCGCTGTTCGAGAGTTCAACTTTTTGTGACATTGTTTTCCCCTGTTCTTTTCTATTTAGAGTGAAGTGTCTGCTGTTTGATAAACGATTGTCAATGGCTGATTTGTTCCATCGTCATAAGCCTCAAAACTCATTGCGAGATCAATAACTCCTGGACCTGAAACATTTGGCGTGTCTGCATCAAACTTTGCTGCTGGAATTGTGATTGTCAACAATTCCTTTTGACCATTTGCGATTGTTGCACCTGTGAAAGTGAGAACAATTGCTGTAGTTGTATCAGCAAGGAAAGCATTCAGAAGCACTGTATCAGTGAATTCTGCTGTCATTTTTCCAGAAATCTTGCGGAATCCGTTGATGACTTGCTCTGCCTTTGTACCAGCAGATCCAAGATTGTAACGATCTCCCTTGAGAGTGTTTCCAACTGTCAATGTAAAGTCTTTGATGTTTGAAACAGAGTTTCCAGCAACAGTGATTGAACCTTGAGAGAAGTTGAAAAGGTTTGTTGTCGCGCTGTAAGAAGCAGTTGCAAGAGAAGTTCCAGTTGTCAAAGAAGCTGCATCAACCATGAATTTTCCAGTTGCGATTCCACCTACTGCCACGCCTAATTCAAAACCTTGAATCTTTGCTCCACCAATTGTCTTTGGAGTAACTGTTCCACCATATTGAGGAACACCAACTTGAGCGGTGAATGATCGACCATAAGTATCGCCAAGGGTGAATGTGTAAGAATAAACACCAGTTGTTGTGGTAACAGTTGAAGGCGATGTTCCCATTGCCTGTGCAAGCAATAATCCAAGCCCGCGTGTTGGAAGATCAAGAACGATGTCACCTGTGACATCTGTTGTGGTCACAACTCTGCGTTGTGAACGAGGAAGTTGTCCACCTGCACGAAGACCCATTCCAACTGCAACCTTTTTATTGTAGTTGAGATTCTCTGATGTGAATTCATAAAAACGAGTTACTGTGACTGGTGTGTTGAATGTTGTTTCGGCTGCAATCCCTAGTTGCGAACCAATACCTGAGCCGATTGCCATTGTTTATCTCCTAGTTACTGGCAGCAGGGATTGAATCTGCTGG